AATTCGACTCGCAATGCGCCCTTCGCACATTACTAGGTACCGCCTAGCGCGGGTCAATCAAGTGTAAACGTTATGGTCTACAACTATCCTCACTCCATCGTAAGGTATGCGACATGCCAATTGACAAGCATCCGCGTAGGGTAGGTATCCGTCTATTGAACATAAACGCATGGAGCTACCCCATAACTCTTCTGGTTTTCCCGTAAGACAACTAAAGCCTGCACTTCTTGCCAGGTCTATAGCCGCTCTTAAGGGGATACGTTCCTTTATCATCATTAGTAGAGGATACCGTTCAAACACACCTTCTAGTACCGGGAACTTTCCTACCTCAGACACAGGCATTACGTACTTACCCAAATCTCCCCTTGAAAAGGTAATGCGCATATTTGATGGCTTGACTCTAGAGCTTGCTTCCATGGATTTCATCCAGCTTGACTGGGCCATGATTTCCGCTATGTCAGCACCATATTGCTTTAACATTACGCTCTCAATGGTTGAAGTGTGATGACGTAGATAGTCTGTCGTGGCATTAGTCTCGTACTTAAAGCCGTGTGTTTGTTCTAAATCCGAATTTATATTCATGTCCACCTTGGTCACATAACTATTTTTAGTTCCATATACAACACCATCAGATAGACAGGCTCGGCCATATAACAACATCTCAACATATTGTAATTCAACGCAACATCGTTTAGCAACACTTAAGGCCACAACACGACCTATCGGGTTGTTGTAGCCGGACTTGGTTCTGTTTAGGATAGTACGAACACAAGCAACAGCATTTGTCAACGCTTCTCGTCTGTCCAACACATGGTCTGACACCCAGTTTCCACTTACACAGCTAGCGATGGCTCTTGAAACATAGCCAGAGCTGAAGAACTTAGTATGAGCTACCCTCAAAAATTCTCCACTGTATTCGCTAGCACACTGTTTATGTGGGTTGCATCTGACACCAAACCTGCTCAATTCATCGTATAACTTTTCTGCACTGGCTTTCTGAGAGTAAAAAATCACGTCATCACCAACATGGTAGGACAACTCAGTCTGTAGTCCGGCTGCAAGAAGGTAAGCCGTATTCAGTACTGTATTTATGAACGTCGTGGCCCTGTGTCCACTCATAAGCGTACCTCTCACTCGACCAAGCGGGCTTTTCCCATCATATATAATCATTTGATCAAAACTCTTGACCAGTCTTGCCGTATCTTTGTTGCTTAGCCCAATGTGGTTGAATAATTCTTCAAAGACAAGTTTCTGATTTGTTAACGAGTGTTGTGAATTGAAGTCTTCGAAGTCAAGACTATAAACCAGGTCATCACGCTGATGCCCATCTTCTGGCTGAGTTGGGTCTGTTAGCAAACCTTCGAAGTCCTTGGCCACTTTGTAGTGATTTATAACTCCTGGGTTCAAAAGTGTCCGTTTGTTAGCCCACGCTGTCTCAACTGGCTTTAAAAAATATTCGAACCACAGGTAAGATAACGTGTCACACGCTAGTAGTAGTCGGCTTTTACCGTGTTCAAGTTTTTGACTAGGAGTAACAAAGACCTTTCCATCCCAATCATCCATCGGGTTATTCTTCCATTGTTCTAGGACACATTTCCTATAAGCCCTAAGCTCTTTCCTAGTTCTCAACTCAGGATGAGCATGCTCAAGGGCTCTGGAATGTCCACCATTCGCTGCCCACAGCCAACGGGACGACCAGAAATCTTCCTTCGTTCTTAGTCTAACATCTTCGGGTTTAAGCTCCTCATTAAATACTTGCCGTACGGCCAGACGGAGCCTTTCGCTTTCACCCTCGTAGGCGTATGGTACAGCGGGTTCTTTCAACCTTAGTTTAGCTTCAGACAAAACATCAATTTCAGCAACCCCCCTTCCTTGCAGACACTTTAATTCAACGAAGTAGGGACACCATGCCGCTAGCGCAAGCATTTTTAATAGATCGCTTAGATCTGCAATCACACCTCGTGTGTCTGATCGGATCGCTGCGACTGCAAAACACATAGCCTCTTGGGCCGTCATATTACCATCACAAGTAACTGAGACACTGTAAAGTAGTGCCGCGGCAACTTGATCATCAAACATATCAACGAATAAACCACTCATTTCTTTAAAACTAATATAAACCGGATAAGCATGTTTCTTGCACCCGGCTATCACTTCGCTAGCATGTATATTAACCTTAAGTCCAGCACCTTTATGTGGTTTCAATTTATACTTATGACCCACCCTCTCCTCTGCAATTATTTCCGGATCAACTGGTGGCAGAGGGAGTCGGTTAGTTGAGGTCAATAGAAAATAACTCAAAGCCAGAGATCGTGCCTCTTGACTTGTTTTTAGACTAAATCTGCCAGGCAAGTGGCGTAGTTCCGTTTTAATTACTGACTCAACTAAGAAACGGGCATCTGATTGGCAGAAAAGAAGCAAGCAAGACAGAATGAAGAGAAAACGCTGATTATCTTTCTTGTAATTTAGTCCCAAGAACTTATCCTTCCATAAATTTTTATGTCCTGAGCCAACAAAGACAGAACGATTCACTTTATCCCAGATGTTTTTAGTATCAACAGTTTTTGTTAGTTTTAATAACAGTAAAAAACGCTCTCTGATTGTCTTTTTGATATCCCCGCCACAGGGAAGATATAACGTGCAATACCCCAATACTCGAACTACGTCCTGCAAACGGACAGAAAACTCTGCTCCCCAAGTAGACACTTTTACACATTTTCGCCCGGTGGCTCTGCTTCTAGAGCTACTGGCGTAGGTTCATTCTCCAGTTCGACTGGGAATGTCCGTTGCTGCGGTTGGAAGATGCTCGGGTTTATGCGTATCGGTCCGACCCTGGATAAGCTCACTTCCTTAGTAGTTTCGACTGGTATACTTGCACGTATGGGTTGAGGCTGTGGCGGCACCCTCCTCCCACTTATAGGTTGCAGTTCTCTGAACAACTGCCCTCCTATGATCCTATTCAAAGTTGACATTGTCCCACGACTCCGTGCCTCTTCAAGGTATTTGGCTCCGGCTTGATAGGTTCGTCTCACAGCTGGAACCGTCCTTATATGATCCGTTGAGTTAGTAAGTAGGATAGCGTTCACACTAATCTCCACACCGCCCTCCACTATGTCTTTAACCGGGGCACCCGTTTCTAGGACATCTCCGTTTGAATCTTCAGCCCAACAACGAATTCTCATTTCGACGTTTGTAAAAGAAGTCAACTCGGCTGGATGGAAAATACCAGTTGAGAACCTACCCCAAATGTATTCATCTAAGGTTCCTCTGTCAGGTCGTTTGTGTTGGCAACTAGCACTTGTAGTTCCATGACCTGTAGCTGTGCATTCACGCCTCTGTGGCTGACCGGGTAACAACCAAGGTATGTTGGCCTCTCTTCCGACCTGAACATGGGCAATACCATCTCCTACCCTATTGTTGGCCAAGACCAACAGAGGGTGCTTCCTCAGTGATGTCCAGCCCACGTTGTAATAATCGTAGGAACCGCGAGACCCAGTGTACTCACAAGCCTGCATACCGGGTAGTGTTACTACACTGCCGTATATAGCTTGTGGGCCATAGCCAGCGGTGAGTCCAGGGACATTAAAACACGAGAGGTCGCGAAATAAGCCAGTGGATTCAACCCAGAACCAGGGTGCCATTGTACCCTTCAACACGTGACGGTTGGCGTCCGTGCCTGATAGGGAACAAACATAAACCCCGGCTTCAATTAGGGTATCAGCTGCTCTTCCACACTGATCTCCGCCAACACCCATAAACATCGCCAAGTTATGAATGTAGTTTGAAGCAAATGCCGGAAGCGCAGCCTCAAGTCTTGACTCCATTGCACGTACTAAATTGTCATCAGGAGCAGTAATGATAGTAGGATATATGTCATGTGCTATCAGCTCACACGGATCAGACAGATGTACTAAACCAGCCGTAGCAACAGTCACATAATCCCACATGCCGCATATGGCATCCCAAGTCGGCTCATACATCAGTACAGGCAACGCGTGATTTACAGTCCTGTGTGGATCAGCAACCACAATGCCTTTTGCTGGTCCATAATGTAGGGAGCGTAAGACGTCTCGCATAAAGCCGCCTTCATCACTGTGGGCAACGACCGTCATCACTGAGTGTAAACCGGCCGTCAATGCCAAAGCTCCGTCACAACCCCCGTCACCATTGCTCTGTAGATGAAGCAGATAGATGATGGTATTGTGCAAATGGCGGCTCCACTGTGCAGCATTGTAAGCAGGCACATTATAAGAGGAACCACCACCCGTCAAAATAACATCATCAAAAATAATGTTACTTTCGCAAGCCGCTGCTAAGAGGTAAATACAGTTGAAAATATTAATGTCCATCATTTTTAGGGCATTGGGGAGATACAACACGTCTGCTCCTAAAATAGACAAACCATCAGCATTTGAAAGTACAGTGACTGCGGTAGAGTTTGTTTTATGGCTACTTAGGACATTAATGTCCAGTTCACCCGTCAAGCAATAATGTGCCATACAAGCACCAGCATGATGTAGTAGACTTCTAAAGTCAAACCTATAGTCACGCCCTACCACTATCTCCGTACTTACATGTCTCGAGTGATATTTCAAAATCTCTTGTTTAAAGTTGTCTGCGTAGTAAAAAGATGCCATCAAGCCTGCATGAGTTCTTGTAATTCTTGCCGCTTTCTTACTCCTTTGCTTTATGCGCCAGTGAACATTCACTGTAGCTTGATAGGCCTGACGGATCGTAGAACGGTAGTTTAATGCGGCAGTGTAAACTCTTTCAGACCTATCGCCTGATACCACTCTACGGCCTCGCGTAGAATTGAACACTGATGTGTTCATTTGGGGAGTAGTTGAGGTCATTTTTTGGTGACAGCTTTGAGATTCAACAGTAGACCAGAGACTGGAAAACGTACGGAAGCGGGGTGCCAACCCATACCCTATTTTTTCCGGCATCTACTGGCGTTAGAATAAGAATCGCAGGCCTTACAGACCGACAAACCATGGAGGTGACGCGAAGTTGTTAACTTTCGGGTTTTACAGCCGGGTAGCTCCAGCACGAAACTTAAGCCACTGTTGAACACTGGATCATCAGTATTACCCTACCAGTGGGCCGATTCACTCGACCTGAGAGAGCTGTAACCACCGTTTAGATGAGCTCTATATTTTAACCAACAGTTCGTAAGGCTGTTGGTTAAAATTC